TCATTCAACCCTGCACCACCACGACTGCGCGTAGAACGCATCCCCAATTTTCTCCACCCCGGTCAGGTTCATTCCGTTCTGGGCCATACCCGTGATCCTCACGTCCCGCAGCGGCGGGAGAATGTCCGGGCCGGAGTTCGTCTTGAACACGGTTGCACTCAACACCGATCGGCCATAGTCGTCGTTCTGGCACTCGCTGATGATGACGTGGCCGATGACCGGCTCGACATTCCTCAGCTGTTCTTTGGGGATGGCTACGCCGAGCACCCGGCGACGTACGATCAGAAATTTCATGCAGGTCTCGATACTGGACAAAAGCACAGTATCGAGAATCGAGTCCGCTGCATTCAACCGGCGCCGATGAGCGGCTACTTGCCCAACCCATCGAAAGCCTGCTCGCACGTCACTCCGCGGCCCCGGCTTTGATCAGCATATCCCGCCAGTTCTCCCGCTCTTTCATCAGCGCGCTTGAACACGTCGGCAAGCACCAGGACGGCGCGGGTAGCTGCCTGGCTTGCGGCGGTAGTGCAGGAATGGCCGCCGGCGCCACTGGCTGCGACCCGGTGGGCAGTTGCGTCGGCTGCGTCCCGCACGCTGACATCAGCACGGGCAGCGGCAGCATCAGCAACAGCCGCATCAATGAGTTTTTGACCATCTTGGATCGCCTTGTTGATTGATTGTTGACGGGCCTGTTCTTTGGCGCGCTCGGCCGCCTCGTTGTCCCGACCTGCCTGGGCGTCACGGGCGTCTCGTTTGTCCCACTCGGCCTGCCACTCGGCATCCTTCACCGACAGGCCGTGGTGGTAGGCGCCGAACAGGACAGCTGCCACCAGCAGCAACCCTCCTATATAAGGAATGGCTCGCAGCCAAAGTGGATTCATTGCAGCACCGCCTTTGCTCGCTCATAGAAGGCCAATCGCTCGGCCAGGCCATTCAGTCCGCCATTGATGCGCCGGGTGATCGTGTTGAAGTCGCCGGAATCGGCCAGGGCGTTCAGGTTGCGTGAATTCCAGAACCAGGCCGCCGACTTGCAGGCCCACTCAGCCTGCTCCAGTAGCTCAGGAGATCGCAGCAAGCGATCGTCCCCGAACAGCGCCCTGCTGCACGCCAGGTAGTTGTCGTGCCCAGTGATCTGGATCAGCCCACGTCCGCGGTACTTCTGCCCGTCACCGTCAGCTTCTGGCGTATTTCCCAGGCGGTCGGCCAGCGTGCCGGTGTCGTATTTGCTCAGGTACTCATCGCCGCCCAGCTCGCGCACATAGCGGAACTGACCAGACTCATGGCCCACCTGAGCGATGAATGCAGCCGTTCGCAAACGGGTGTTGATCTGGTACCGGTCCATGGCTGTGTTGAGGGCAGGCGCAAAAACGCCGGCTTTGGCGCCGGCGTTCGGGAGGATCTGCAGCAACTGCTGCTCGGTAACTGGCATGGCTTTCTCCGGATGAAAATCGCCCGCGGCTAGGCGGGCATAGTGCCACCCCGTATGATGTATCGGACTCGACACAAACAATGGAATGGGAACTCACTTTGTCTCGTATCACTCCTGACCAATCGCAGCAGCTGGATTCCATCCGTGCACTGTCTGCGCTGGTGGTGCTGCTCGGCCACACAAACCAAACGATCCTGTTGCCGACGCTGAAAGCAGGCTCGGTTTTCGTTGGCTTCTTCACTCAACTTTCAGTGATGGTGTTCTTCGTGCTCAGCGGCTTCCTCATCGGGAAGTCGGTCTGCAACAACATCGCAAAGAATCATGGTTTCAGCATCAAGCAGTACGCGAGAGACAGAGCACTTAGGCTTTATCCGCCCCTGATTGTGGCAATCATCCTGATTGCTCTGTTGGCTGCCATCGCCCCGTTATTTTTCCCTTCCGGAACTCAACAACTGTTGACGATACCTGGTGCGAAATTCGTGAGAACCGAGTTCACAGCAGTCGCGAAACAGTTGTTCGGTGCGCTGGCTTTTCTCAACGAGTTCAAAACTACAACGCCAACCGCAAACGGCCCTTTATGGAGTTTGTCGATCGAGGCATGGTATTACGTAGTTGCTGGCGCTTTATTTTTGTGGACTTCGCGGAAGGCAGCGGCAATCGCACTGCTGGTAATCACGATCGTTATAACACGCAAGAACCAGCTGTTTTATATGCTGGCTCCGATATGGTTCTCAGGGTTTGGGCTGGCCTTCGTGCATCAAAACAGACCTCAAATGAACAACCGACTGTTTGGCTGGCTATTCGCAATACTGACCATAGCGGTGGCGGCCAGCGTTGCCCTGGTACTTTTCGGCGATCAACTTGGGAAGGGTGTTTGGCTCGATCGCATGAATCATTTCCGGCTGATTTCCGGCCTATGGTTCGCTTCCTTCATGGCACTTATTATGGGTGGCGGCGCCAGATCCCCCGTAATATTCCACAAGCAAGCCGTATATTCTTATACTCTTTACGTTATTCACTTCCCAATCATGTTGTTTATTCTTGGAATGACGCAAACACTGATATACGGGTCAGTGATGATGTCAGTTGTTGTTAGTGCGGTTACGATAGTTATCTCAATCACAGCAGCCAAGATCATCGCCGCTTACGCTGAGGATAAGCAGTGGATACGATCCACTGCATCCAGGGCCATTAATCTGGTAGTTGAAAAATGAAAGGGCTGTATAACTAAGCCGCCTTGACGATTATCACCGCTCGACCATCTTCGGCGACGGTGATAACTCGACCTACGGCCATTAAGTACTGCTCGATGCTTGGCTGTGAAACTGACTTGGCCGAGATCCCGGGGCCGCTGGGTGCCGGAACGACGTAATCACCCGGCCGAGCGCCAACGATATTGACTGGCACCCGCCCCGCGAAAGCCATCCGGTCATACTGGTCAGCTTCGAATTCGGGAAAGTCATCACCGCCCACATAGGCTGGGGCTGTCGACTTCACCAAAAATGAAACGGCCTCCAGCCACTTGTCTGTCAGCAAGCCATCCGCATCAATCCCAACAACCTGGCCTGCGTCGATGAGACCGCAATCCGAACTTCTGCGCATGAACTCTGCGTAATCCGCACCGCTCGCATTGACGGTGCCGGCTGCGTTGATGGATCTCCCTGTAGCGGCGTCCTTTCCTACCCGCAAAATGCCGTCGGTGCCGAGCGTCATTGCAGACTTGAAGGTAATCGCTGCGCCTGCGGCCCCAGATGCTGCAACAAGCCATGCATGGGCCCCGTCGGTCATCTGGTAAGCGGACGCGCCGCCAATCATCCCCCGGCGATACGCGGTGTCGTAGTAGGCGTTGCTGGTGAGCGTTAGCTCGGCATCCGAAACGTGACCGCGAATGGCACAACCGGAGATTCCACCAAGCTCAAGCACTCGGTAGTTTGAATGCCATGGCGCCAGCGTCTTGCCAACGCCCAAGTTCCCATTGATGTACAGCGAGCCAGCATCCAGCTCCATCATGTGCTTTCTGGTGATGCTGCCTTTCGGTGTCACTTCCCACTGGAAGCGGATCCCGTGGGCGCCCGCCGTCCAATTTTCGGTGGCAACAACCTGGAACGCCGCCGCACTCTGCGAAAGACCGCTACCGTCATGCCCGCGATAGCCGGTTGACATGACAAAAGCGCCGGAGCCAATCGCACTGGGCGCTGCCTGCGTTCCGAAATAACGGCAGAAATGCACGTTGTTACCGTAGCTGCTGGCGCCATAGCTGTTGATCCTGACGCACTGCTTGCCAGTATTGTTGTTGTTCACCTCAAGGAGGTGGTAAGGGTCACCGGGAATCGGGTTCGAGTTGAATCCCGCGCTACCGACCAGGGCCGTCGCACCCGTTGCGCTGCCAGTTGGCTGCTGCTCAGCATCCGATATGGTTTCAAGCGGGAGCGCTGCCAATTTCGCCCGAAAATCCTCATTGAAATCGTTAGATGACAGCCCCATCCCGGGGGCCTTATCTACTTTTGCATCGAGGAGCGCTGTGATGTCTGGCGTCGTGGCTGGGTCGCCAGTCTCAGGCGGTGCGCCTGATTCAAGTGCTGAGACACGTTGCGGAATATCACCCAAGACCAAGGCCGCAAAATCGCTGACGGCCTGATTTTCAATAGTCATTCGGTGCCTCCGGCCAAATCACTGCGTTAGGGAAATCCGCCTGATTCTGTATGCGGCTCAAATCAAGGCTGTACCTTTTCCACGCGTTTAGCCTTGCCAGCTCCGCCTCGCTCGCCTCGCCGACATCGGCGGCGTATTGCAACGGAGCGACCTTGGCGGATGCGTTGCGCAGAAGCCTGTCCCGCGTGGATATTGCGGCTTCAGCTTTCTGTTGTTGGCTTACAAACAGCTCAGGCTCTTCCTCGACATATTCCTCCGCATAGCCGGCCTGCAGTGTTGCGAATATTCCGATTACGTTTTGTGCGTCATCGCGCTGTACGTAGGGCATGGTTTGCTCCTTAAATTGTTTGCCAGCCGACTGTGACGATGGAATAAGCGATAGTGCTTGCCGCGCTCGCGGCTTGAACACGAACTTGCCGGCTTGTGTCGGTCATGACGTTAACCTCTGCCGCCGAGGCCTCAGATGTGTCGTTGCTGCCAATCAGAACGCCGCCGAGATAACTGCCGATAGCTACGCCAACTGTCACAGCCGTGGTGTCCGTTGGACTCACGATCAGGCATGGGTTGTTCGACTGGATGCAGGCGTTTGTCTTCGCCATTACCCGCCGGCCCGCCGGCGTACTCAGGGCGAGCGAGGTAGAGACCGGGCTGGCCGCTCCACTTACGGTCGCGTCGCGAACCGCCGTGGCCCAGTACATTGTTCTGATGCCGACAGAACCGATCACATTGATGAACGGAATAATCAGGCCAGAGCCATCCGTGAGGATGGAGTCGATCAGCCGGAAACCCGCGTAGCCGCTGGGCATGGTTGGGGCTGTGGCGCTGGTTGAAAACAGGAGCTCCGCACTTCCGTCAGATGTTTTCCGGATCAAAAACAGGTGATACCAGGTGTTGGCAGCCCTTGTCCCGGTATCGAGTTTTTGAGCCCCAGAACCGGCGGCCCAGGCACCAGAGGATATCAGTCCGGCAGCGAAGTTGGCCGCCAGGACAATGTCGGACAGGCCGTCAGAGCTTTTGGCGGCGCCCGGGTCAACGTTCACCACGGTGGTTGGTGAGCCTGGGCTGTTCCACATGCGCAGGCCGGACATATAACCGGCTGGCAGAAAAACCGAAAGTCTCTGTGCGAGGCCGTCAGGAGTTACCGCGCGCGTGGTGTCGGTTCCGGTTGTGGTTTCTGCGGCGGTAGCAAGCTCGACGAGACCAGAGCGGGTCGCGGTAGCGGTGAGAGACGCGAGGCCGGCTGGGGTGACGACACGAACAGTATCGGTCCCCGTTTGCGTCTCGGCAGATGTTGCCAGCTCGACGATGCCCTTTACGGTTGTCGATGCATCCGGAGGGTTAGGCGCAAGGCTGCCGATAATAGTCGTCAGGGCGCTGTAATACTGAGACGCGCCGACCGAGTCAACGGTGCCATTCGCAACAAGACCTGCAGCACTCAAGAGCGATTGAAAGAAGCCTTCCTTGTCGTTCGCCCAGTCTTTTTCGAGATACGATCCGTCCTTTGCGTCAGGAGTTGTTCTGTTTTTAAACGACCCTTGAGGGTAGCCGGCGGTTGGGTTACTGAATCGACCCGGGTAGCGCTCGTTAAGCTTCAACGCCATGTTAAGCCCCTATATATCCTGCAAATTCTGCGTCTTCGTCACCGAACTCAGCATCTACATCGCCGAACTCGACCATTTCGAATCCCTCAAGGAACCCGTTGAATCTCACTGCCTGCGGCTTCGGAACCAGCCCTGCGTTGAGTAGCGCAAACCGCTCCAGATTGGTGATCTGCCCGTAAAACTCGATGCTGAACGACATGTCTTCGCCATCGGTTACGCGCAGAACTTCGGCGTTCGGAACCAGAAAATTCATCCCATCCAGGATGTTCTCTATGGTGGCGTCGCCGTTGTTCTTGATGATCTTGGCCTTGATAACCAGGCGGTAAAGCTCGTCCGAGAGCTGCCCGTCTTGATCAATCGTCAGCGCGCTGAACATGGCCTCGTCATCACCAAATTCATCGCCGTCAGTCAGGTCGAACAGTCCAGGGTCCATCGGCATCGAGCCGACAAAGCCGCGAGCAACAACGACGATGCGTCCAAGCACGCTCAGCTGTTCGCCGCTTGCGTTGTCGATGTCGTAGCTCTTGCGGACCGCCTCAGCGGCATCCTCGATACTCCCGCCCAGCGTCCTTGCGATCCGGTACCAGTCCACCGCCTTGGGCTTGTCTCTGTACTGCGCGTAGATGCGGTCTGGGACGTTCATCAGGTGATCACCACGGTGATGTTGCTCTCTGTCCACCGGGACATCTGGTTGTAGGCAATCGTCACGTTGGCCGAGCCGCCGTTGAGCTGGAGGAGTGTCACGTAGCTGTTGCCGTAGGCGCCGATGACTTTGTTGATTGGGGTGAACATACTGCTGTACGGCACGCTTTCCCCGATATCGAACCCGCTGATCTTGAAACCGATGTCAGCCGGGATCAGGTCGCCGGCGGCGTATTCCATCACCGCCTCCTTGATGAGCTGGTCCGCATTCGGTGGCAGGGTTCCGTCATTTGCTACGTTAATGACCGTGATCATGTCGACATAGATGGGGCGGCTGGCCCGGATCAGCTTTTGATTTGTCGGGTACTTTGGCGATGTGACCAGCACCTCGAACGGTGTGCCGGCCTGGTACAGAAGCGCCCCTGGGTTTTTCTTGAGATAAATCGCCATGGCGACATCGTCGTCGGTTCCGCCATCGATCACAGGGGCGATCGAGTGGGCGGGAAGCCCGTGCGGGTTGTCTGCAGTGACGGCCGCGCTATTGGTGTCGTTCTCGTAGACCTTGACGCGCCGAACCCCGGAGACCCCGAACAGCTCTCCAATCATCGAGTCGATCTGGTTGTTGCCAGGCCGGCCGACTGCCGTTGCGCGCGTAACGCGGAGCTGTTCATCCCGTTGGGCGTCAGTGCCGGGGGTGGCTGGGTCAGAGTTGTTCACCGACGCCAGGCCGGCCACCACGTCCACGATGCGGGTGATGGTGTCTGCGTCTGCCTGGGTTGGGCCTGCCACGGTACAGGTCGCATTGACCGTGGCTGACCCCGAGCCATCTGCCGTGACGGTTTGATCTGTCGACCAGCGGCTGCCGGTGACGGCCGACTCGAACCGGTTCCCCTTCAAAATCACAGTGCCCGGAGTCGCCGTAAGCGTCAGCTCTACACTCGAGCGCGACCCGCTGGAGCGGATAGTGCCGGTCAGTGAGCAGATAATGTCGAGGTCGTTGCCCTTGGCCTTGTTCGGGTCTTTCGAGTTGTACGCACGCTGCAGCGTTTCGTCCAGGGCGTAGAAGATCTCGGCGTCATGCGCCATCTTCAGGCCGTCGGGCGTGGACGGGTCGAGGTTCCAGAGCGGATCGATGTCCACATAGAACTGACGCTCCTGGGCGAACCAGTCGTTCTGCGTCTGGAGCACGTAGCCGGTCGGTGTCAGGCTAGCCATTCAGTGTTACCTCGTCCGTGCCGAACTCAGTGAGTATTCCAGCGGTCACGCTGTAGCGGCGGGTGGTGATGTCGAAGTCAGCGGAGAAGCTGGTGAGGCGGATCACGCCGGGCGTGTTGGCGATGCGCGCCCTCAATGCAGCCTCGGCGGCAGACAAGTTGGTGAACTTGCCCAGGATCTGCTCGTACCACGGCGTGCCGTCGGTGATGTCGCGGAAGTACTCGCCCAGGAACAGGCGTAGCCGGGTCAGGACCGTCTGGGCGATCTCTTCCTTTCCACTGATGAATTGCTGGCCCTGGGTCACGATGTCGCCGTTTTCGTCCAATCTGCGAACGGTCATGTCACTGGCGCTCCGCTATTGCCCGATCCGGGCGTTACACCGCTGTGGATATGCAGGTTCAGGTTCACGCCGGCGGCGGTGATGATGTTTCCGTCCGGCGTGATGGTCAGGCCATTGATCAGAAACGACCCGTCGGCCAGGAGCTGAAACATGCCGGCGCCGTTCTCCATGGAGATTGTGTTGTCGCTCTTCAGCCAAACGAACTGGGTTCCGGCGCGATTGCGAATGCGCACGCCGTTGTTCTGGAAGTCGGGTAGAGCATTGGGGCGCGACCTGAACCCGGGAAGGAACATGGCGTCCTGAAGATTGTGGAAGCGGCCAATTGGATTGGCGGCAACCCCGCCGGCCTGCACCCAGCCATCAATGCAGCGCTCTGATAGGAGGATGTCACCCTCGCAACCCGGATCTATTTGATACTCGACGCAGTAATCGCCGCCGGGAAAATAAACCGGTGTCTCGATGATCGGCTTGAGCGTGAACTCAGCGTCATTGATGTCCACCCTGACGATACCGACCTGGACCTGGGCAAGCTGGGTAACCGGGTCAAAGGTCAGGATGTGCCCAGGGACCGAGGTATGCACCCCTTTCATCAGCTCGCGGAAAGCGTCGCGGATCATCCTCGCCTGCTTCGCGCGGCCTTCTGGCTCCATCATTCAGCCACCCCTGACTTTTTCATAGGTATAAAAAAACCCGCCGGGGCGGGTTCGATTCTTGGAATAAGTGTCTTGCCTATCTGTTCTCGCCGAAGCCGCTGGTGATGAGGCCATTCTCGTTGTACTGGCTGCTGACCAGTTTGCGGATTTTTGAATCAACCTGTCTCAGGGTGGACATCATTCCCTTTGTAGGCCCGTTGCTCAGCGATGTACATCCGCTTCTTGCGAGCGAGAGGTCATGCTCCCTGATATCCGAAATCATGGCGTTGTACGTCCGCATGTTGCTTGACTTCAGGGCGATTGATACCGCTCCGCCGCCGTAGGCTGGATCATTGGCAACGTTCACAACTCCGCCGCCGGCCTTCAGTGCCAGGTCCACGTAGTTGTACATCTGTCGGCCATCGCAAACCCCGGTGACCTCTGCTGCTTGGACCTGGCATGCCAGCAAGAGGGGCAGCAACAAAAGGCGTTTGGTATGTTGTTTGGGCATCATCTATTCCGGTCTGAACCCGAGTACTGGCACTGTACCAGCTTGGCATCACGCGTTTCCATCCGGTGTTGCTCATCGGACGAACTGCTGTCCACGCGTGTAGGAAGTGTTCACGGATGCCACGGCCTCGCCACGGGTGATGAAGCCGTTGTGGTTCACGTCAAGGCCGGAGTTCGCCGCGTACTCACGCTGATATGGTCCAGAATCACGCTCCCACATCACATACGAGTCCGGACGCCCAACGGCCACGGGCCACAGGACAGCCAGGTAGGCATCCCCCAGGTTGCGGATGCGTCCAGAATACGGCTGGAAGTAGGACTCGACGAAATCAAGCTGGCGAACCGCCGTCATCCGCGCAAGCTGTGCAGTAGACGTGCCCAGGCCTCGCGCTGTGGATTCGATGAACTGGATCAGGCCCGTTGCCGTGCTCCCCGGGTTGCGGGCCGCAGGGCTGAAGGTGTAGCCAGTCTCGAACCCCATAACGGCCATGAGCCAATTCGGGTCCATTGACAGCCGATCGGCAATCTCTCGAACCTTGACGCGGAACGCCTGGTCAACCCTGGCGCCCCAAATCAGCTTCCCGTTCTCTTTGGTGGCCGTCTCCGTGGCCGTTGGCGTGGTGCCCGCGCGGAGCCCGTCGATTTCGGTGCGCCACAGGTCACTATGCGAATCGCCTGCGTGCTTCATGGCGAAGATGTTGTATTCGCCATTGGCCGTGGCGTCGCCGCTCAGCTCGGAAACGAACAGGTTGCCGGTATTGAAGGTGGCGAATTCGCTTTCGACGTTGATTTTTCCGTTGATGCGCAGTGCTGGGTTCAGCTGGACGGCAACGAACACGCCGAGACCGTCAGGACCCCGAGACACTTCGGGAATGCCGATCATGCCGCTGAACTGGTCGACCTGTACCGGGATGGTTGTGCGAGGCAGATTGGGCCTGGTGATGACAATCCGCCCGCGGTCCTGCATCCAGTCGAATTTGTAGGCGTAGGCCAGATCCGTCAGGGCCGCAGGGATGTCGCCATCCACCACCAGGCCGGACGACAGCGGCTTTGCATCCACGAACTGGGCATTGTCGATATCGATCGGCAGCGGCCACGCAGCAGCCAAGGCGCGGATCACCTCCTCGACTCTGGTGCCGATGCCGAAAGAAAGCTGAGCAGATGCGCGGTCACCTGCAGGTTGCCCAGACCGGCAGATCAGGCGCGTGATGATCTCTGGCGCACCTGGCTCGCGCTCACGTAGCGCGTTCGTCACGTAGCCGGTGAAGATCGCGTCCATGTTGTCGTCGTAGCCAGCCCTGAGGACAATGCTGGATCGCTGGGCGATGGCTGATCCTTTGTTCATGTTGTACAGCCGGATATCAGCGAACGACACAGCGTCACCCGGCGAAATATCAATGTTGAACTGGATGCGGAACTGGCGGCGCCCCGACTGCGGGCTGATATAGGGCTGGCCGTTGATATCAATCGACCAAACACGCTCTCTCATATTTCCACCAGTGGGGGAATCCAAACGAGGAAGTTCTCTACGCCGAGGTTGTCCAGCGTGACGTCGTTACCGGTGAAGACCATCTGACCGATGCCGGTGCGGTAGCTCTGGATGATGTCGCTGCCAGGCTCAAGCATTGCGCCGGACACAATCCGGCTGCCATCGCGCAGAAGGTTCATTGACCAGGCCGGCTCGTCGAGGTACGACACATAGTCGACCTCAAAGGCGATCAGGTTGTCACCGAGCTGCACCGAGAATCGCTGGTGGGCATTCGCGACGCCTGGCAGGATCGGGATTACAAGCATCAAGCCACCCCATCGATTATGTTGTTTACAGCGCTCGAAACGGCCTCGTTCGCCTCCTTGGCGATCGCCTGGCCCTTGGCGATCGCCCTGGACAGAGCGCTCTTGGATGGATCGCCATCACGTAACTGAGGCAACGAGCACTCGGTATCGCGGACAATCCGGTCAAGGCTGATGACTTCTTGCAGTTCGGCGACGAACTCCAGGCCGCCCTCGTTGCGTGGCTCCTTGGTCCTGGACAGGCGGGTGATCGCCATGTTCTTGAGCAAGATGTCGCCGGCATCGATGTCGAAAGGATCGTAGGACCTCATGAGCCACAGCAGGAAGTCGAGCGTCGTACTCGCCCGAGTCTCGTCGCTGCCAGCCAGGAATCCCGCCGACAGGCCGGCCACCGTGGCCACGATAGGGTTGTCCGTCAGGTTGGAGAGCGCCCCACCGAGAAAGTCCGTCAGCTGTACCTTGACCGGATTGTTGCTGATTGCACCGGTCATCACCCACTTGAAGGGGTTCAAGATGCGGTGGTCCGCGATCCTGACGCCCGACTCAATTGGAACCGAGGTGATGGTCACCGTAGCCTCGAACGTATCCTCCAGCACCGCGTCGAACGAGTAGCCGGCAATGGTCGGCGCCTGGCGCGTGAAGATATTGATGATGCTCAAGGCTATCGCTCCGTGGTGGTCTTCAGGTCGCTCAGGGTTTCGTAGTTCTGCCGCTCGTTGACCTGCATGATTTTTGTTTCCAGTGCTTGGCCGTCGAGCTGCAGGGTTACGCCAAGCTGGTTCTCAACCTTGATCGGCGCGCGACTCAGTGCTCCGGCGAGCGCTTCGGCGGTTGCCTGGCGGTCCTCTTCTGGAGTTGACGAGGCTTCCGGCGGCAGACTGTCCGACGCAGACCGGTCGCGGTGGTTGAGGTAGTCGATATCCTCCTGGGAACGCATGACCTGGCCGCTGTATGTTTGCGGCTCTTCCTCTGCTGGCGGAGGGGGGTATGTCGGACTTTCACCTCCGAAGAGCAGCTCCATCGGCCCCTTGATTCGATCAAGGCCGGTAGCGCTCTTCAGCAGTTCATCGAAGCCGCGCGAGGCTTCGCCGTACCCGGGCACGTATTCGTCGAGCGTTCTGTTGAGCACGTTCGCGCCGATTGCGCTGCCCGTTATCGCGACACCCGCCGTCCCTGCCTTGCTTACCGCTCCACCTACCGTGCTGAGACCAAGCTTTGCGGCTGCCGCACCCGCCAAGGCCGCCGTCGCCGAGCCGCCCAGCGCCGCAGTGGCTCCGGCATTGTCAGCTGCGTAATCAACGGCTTTGCTGATTTCTGGCCGGTACTCTTTGAGAAAGTTATTTACTGCGTCTCCAGCACCGATCAGGCTCGGCAGGAACTTCTCAGCGAGCTCATTCTTGATGCCCTCGATGATCAGGCTGAACTCACTGGAGTTCTCAGCAAGCTTCCTTGCGTCATCGGTCAATTGGTCGACGCTGCCAGTCAATCCGCTGGCGCGCTTCATGGTGTCGTCGAGCTTTTCTACGCCGCCGGCCAACGAGCGGAATGCCGCATCCGACAGGCCGAGGGAGTTTTGGACAACTGATCGCTGGCCCTCATCCAGCTTCGGGATCATGGCGGACAGCGCGCGCATGAACTCTTCGCCGGTCTGCGTCTCGTAAAGCGTGCTCACGTCGAGGCCGGCCATTGCCAGATCATTGATCGGCCCGGCATCGCCCTTGAGGCGCAAGTTGTTCTGGATCTCCTCGAAGCGCTGCAGGGTGTCCAGCGCGTCAGCCGCATCACCACCCATCAGCTTGATGGCGTTGCCGTAGTTGTACACGGCGGCCTGGGAGGTGCGCAGGTTCTGCGTAGACATCGCCAGCTTATCCACGCGCCCGGCCACGCCGACAATCGAGCCGGCGGCCGCACCGAAAGCGCCAACCAGCGCCGCCGAAATACTCAGCGCCCCGGACTTGATGCCGTTGAGGCTGGAGTTAATCTTCTTGTCGCCCGCCTCAAGGGCCTTTGTGTCATAGCCGATGCCGATCAGGAACGACTTCAGGACTTTGCTAGCCATTCTTCACAGCCTCGTATTGATCCCACAGTTCGTCCATGGCTTGGTTGAAGCGCTCGACGTCCGCTATGGAGAGTGTCCCGTCAGCGAGTTGCGACCAGGTGCAGAGCGGCGGGCAGATACCCACGATCCCGACACAAGGCCGCATGAGGAACCAATTTACTGAGCTGCGCTTTCCGCCTCGCCCTGCCGAGCGTCTTTTGCGGCGCTTGGCAGCCAGTCGAAAAAATCGGAGAGATTCCAGCGTAGCAGCTCGGCCAGGAGCTGGTTGTAGTGGACCATCCGGCCGCCGAAGTCAGCGACGGTGACCGGGCGCTCCGTACCGTTGATGAAGACGCGGGTCATGAGCACCTGCGCGACCTGGGCCTTCACGTCCTGACGCATCGACATGAACATCATGGAGAGGACGTTGCTGTCCACCTCCACGCCGGACTGGGCTGCCGTGGCGAATCGCTCCAGCACGGCGGCGGACAGCAGGGACATCAGGCGATCTTGATCGACAGCGCTTGCCATGGCGGCGTTGTACAGCGCGCCACCGATGGTGAATTGTTTCACGCTCATCTATCAGCCCCTTGTCGCTTCCCAGATGTTGAACTGCATCGTGAACTGGTCGTCCGTGATGGTAGAGCCTGCGCGACCGCGCTGGCCGTCGTTCACGATTACGCCTTCAGAGCCCAGGGCGGCGTCGAGCGTGCCGATCTGGGTGTAGGTCAGCGTGACGTTGGCGTTCGAGTTGAACAGCCCCTGGACATACGCCGCGTCCGCCGAGCCAGGGTTGAGGAAAATATTCACCTCGCGCCCCGGGTTGATGCGGTCGAGACGAACAGCGTTGCCGCCCTGGCCTCGGCGGAGCTGGCTCTTGGCGTCGATCGGTGCGTCTGTATACGGCGTGGCCGTATCGCCCCAGTCTTGGATCTGACGGCCGTTGATGGTGACAACGCACAGGTCAGTCGAGAAATTACTCAGGCTCATGGGTCACCTATCAATAAACGTCGAGATCGACGTCAACAATGTGGATTGCGCCAGCGCGGAACAGGCGAATGCGAAGCGGGGCCGACTTGTGCGCGTTGCGGTCGGCGTCGGACAAATCGAGGATGTCCTCGGGCTTGGTCAGGATCTCGAAGCCAGCGGTGTATTTCTCCAGACCGTCGTCTGGGTCGATGTAGTTCCGCGGGCCCAGGTAGCCGTTGCTGATGAACTGCTGCATGGTTGCCTTGGCTGTGCCAATCAACACAGCCTGGCCTACCGGGGTCTGCTGCAGCTTGGTTGGCTGGTTGGCGACGGCGTTGTAGAGCGCCGTGGTCAGGAAGTTCACGCACGCGTCGAGGTTCACCACGTCATCAATGAATTCGCCGTACGTGCTGTGCGTGGTGGTGTTCAGCCAGCGCCCGGAATCAATCGAGCCCTGGTTATCCACCACGGAGTAGAACGTGGCCTTCTTGGTCGCGCTCTGCATCGCGGTGTACGCAGTGCCGCTCAACGACTCGGCAGGCACGCCAGGCGATTTTTTGTACTCGCCAGTGATGGTCGAGCGGTCGGCGCTGTAATTCACTGCGGCGAAGTGTTTCGCCAGTGCCGAGCCGGAATAGGCGTCGGTGGCATGCGCAGCGGTGTAGACGTGGCGGAAGCCTGCCGTGGTCAGCTGAGTGGCGATGTCATCAACGTCGCTCGGGTCGCGGATCTCGACGACCGACGCGCCGGTCTGGTTATCGATGAACATGCTGGTGTTGTCTTCGCACCATTGGGCGATCGCCAGAACGTCCGCCTTGACGGCCAGAATCGGGGCGGTCCACATGGTCCAGTACCACCAGAGCATGTTCCGGGCCTTGTTCAGCGTGGCCGCGCGGGTGCCGTCGGCAGTTGCGGCGCCCCACACCTTCAGCTCGCGCGTGGCCGGGGTGCCGCCGAGCCAGCGCTGGGCGGCCTTGTACGTCTCCGTGGTGTCGGCGAAGTCTTCCGCCAGCGCCACCAGCGAGAAATACGTCCGGTAAGTGTCAGCAGCGAAGCCCACCGGCAGCTCAGTTTGAGGGGCGAACAGCATGGCGCTGGCAAAGTTCGCATTGCCCAGGCCTGCCGGGCTGATCCGGGCATTAATCCGGATGATGTTGGTAGCTGGATAGCTCACTGTGCTAGCTCCAATGGGTTTATGTAGGGTCGACTTCGACGGTGAAGGTCTGGAGGACCTCGGCTTTCTCGTTCTCCAGTGCAACGGTGGCACTGAGAATGTTGTTGACGACCGGCAGGCTGCTGGTCTCGTACATAAGGCGGAGGGTGATCTGGGCCCGCTGCTCGAAGTTGGCCGATTGCAGGCTGGTCAGGTTGTTCACGGCGTCCGTGCTGTTCCAGCCGATCTTGGCCTTGAAGAGCATGATGCTGATGTCTGGGCGCTTGTTGGCCTCGATCAGCCGCTCGGCATACATCAGGGCCTCGCCACGGTAGAAGTTCACGCTGCAGGAGCACATGATCTGGGCCCGGACATCGACCTCTACCTGATCGCCCGGCACGTTCCGGCCGATGATGTTGGCCTGGCCGCGCCGGGTTACCGATTGCCTTGGAGTGATGGTTGCGTATGCGCCCTTCGGCGCTGGCATGCTGCCTGTTCCGGGCTGGTCGGCCAGGATGCACTCGGGCACACCTGTCGCCAGCATCACGATCGGGCGCAGCTTCGCGAAAAACTCTTCATTGGTCATCGATGCGCACCACGACTACCTTGCAGTAGTTCCGCCAGTACCGGTTATCACACATGGACGCCTTCCATTTCTGGCCGATGAACTCCCAGGTGCCGGTTTGATCGATTTCCTGCATGTCGCCCTGGTTGATGTAGATCCTGCGAACGTCGGTTATGCGCTCGCCGCCCTGGCGAATGAAGTCGACTTCCCGGTCGCTGGCCGGCTGGATGTTGACGATGTAGGGCAGCGTGACCGATGCGCCTGGAACCCATATGCCGTCAACGAAACCGCCGCCATCGACGGTGCGCGACGCCTCGACACTGACGAACACCTCGTCAATGTGGCCTTCCATATTCAGGCTCATTCCAAGCCCTCCGTCACTCTATCGCTGGATACCTGGTGCGTAACCGACTGGCGCATCGCGCCCGAGTCGATCAGCGGGTTGGAGCTGCCTTTCTTGCGGATGGTCGATGCGGCGTTGGGCGGCGTCTTCAGCTCGGTCATGTAAACCTTCACCTTGCCTGCGGCCACCACGCCGACAGCCTCAAGGATTTGATCCATCGACTGCCCTGCCTCCATGCCGTCTTGAATGGTCAGCAGCACCTCAGGCGTCGCACTGGCAACTCCGGGCTCAAGCCAGGGCCGGGCCGGGATGTCGATCGTGTGCGCCTGGGTCACGCCCAGCTCCATGTAGCCGGCGCCCTTCTTCAGGAACCGGACTTCATCGCGATCGGCGGCGGCCTTGCTGGCGTAGCCGTAGGATGTTCCGCCGGGGTGCTTGATCTCGGCGCCGAACTCATGAATAGCGCCAAGGCTTGCCATGGTCAGGTCGCCCGACTCGATGTTGCCGGCCTCCTCATGGATGCCGACCGTGACGACCTTGTCCGACTTCAGGGCGCTCAGCTCTTTCATGAGCTCGTCTTGCAGTTCCTGGAAGCCTTGGATGTCGAGGGTGATCATCAGACCGCCTTGGCGCCCATCCCGGCGCGCTTCTTGAGCCGGTAGAACTGTTGGCCGTAGTTGGTGTAGGTGAGCCAGTCGGTACCCGCATCCATCATGGATGGGACGCGGTAGGAAATTGACTCATCGCCAACGGCCTTCGACGCAACGTTGAGCCGCGCTTCTGGGTTTGGCGTGGCGCCAGCGCCCAGGGAACCGAAGTTCGTCGCCAGCCAGTGCGCGGCGTAGTACTTCATGCCGCGCCACTTGAAGTTGCAGCAGGTCAGCTCAAGCGCGCCCCAGCGGGAGGATCCCGTTTCGGTATCCGCCTCGCACAGCGCTTCGGTGAGCATGGCGTCAGGCCATTTAGTCGCATCGACGAACGCCTTCATCAGCGGATCGGCGCGAAAGGCCGCGATCATTTCCGGAGTGATTTGCATGCGTTCACCTTGAATGAGTGGGCGCCAGGCGCCCGGGTGTTACTCGGCCTTGGCGACCTTGGCTTTGGCAATCTCGGAGCGAAGGCGTGGAGCGCCCCAGCGGCCAACTTCGATGCCGAGCTCGACGGCTTCAGCGCGCAGCGCTTCGAGCTCTTCATCCTCGTCGTCTTCATCGCCTTCCAGCTCATCAGCGCCAACGCGGCGCAGGTCGCCGCTCTTCAGCAAGGCCTTGACGAAATCGATCTTCGCTACGGCGTCAGGCACTTCGACCGCTGGGTTTTCGCCCGGCAGGATCGGATAGCTGGTTTCCTTGTCGCCCACGAGCTGGTTGATGGTGATCAGTCGTGCTGCTTCGTTCTTCAGGAACATGTCGAATCCTCGCCCGGTGTCATTGGCCGCCGCCCCGGGCATAGCGGAAGCGGCCAGTGATTGGTTTACGCCTGGTCGCGGTACGCGCCAGAGAACGGATAGCGGAATTCAACGCCGCTGATCTTGTACTCGCAGGGCACGTTGACCTTCAGGTTCCACATCTGCGGAGCCAGGGAGCGCCATGGGATCGGCACCTGCATACCCAGGTTCTCGTCGTTCAGCTCGTAAGCGACGATGCGGTCCTTGTTGCCGTTGGAAATGCCGGCGGCGGCCAATTGAGCAGCGGACAGTTGCAGGCGACTGAAGATGTTGATCGGGCGACCGGTCAGCGCGGTGAACTGGTTGTTGGTCCGGAAGTATTCCAGGATCGTCTTGTCGGTGATGGTGCCCATCCGCTTGTTCGAAATGAACGCGAAGCGGGTGGCATCCAGGATGATCGTGTCGGGGACGTGAACAGTAGCCGAGTTGATGTAGACATCAACCAGGATTTTGTTCAGGTCGGCGACGATCTGGTCACCGGTGGTCGCGGCGTTGTACCAGTCCAGCGTGGAGTTCGACAGCGCCAGGTTGGCGTTATTGAACAGGCCGGTCATGCCGCGAGCCGCATCACCGAAGTAAGCCACACGCTGGGTGTGCTCCTGGGCGCCGCGGAAGGCCAACTTGGCCTTGGTGGTGTCCAGTGGGATGCGCAACTGTTGCGACTTGCGCAGCTCGTCCAGGCTGTAGCTGTACTTGTTGCCGGCATAGCCGATAGGCACGGTCGACTTGTTGGCGTTGACGGTCACATCAGGCAGGTCGTCAGCGCTGGCGCCGATGAATTTGCCGATAGTCACGCCGTCGTAGCTGATGTAGTCCCACTGATCTACCCATTCAGGCAGAGAGGTGTCGACCGGGATCAGCTCCATGTAGTTGATGGCGGCGTATTTGGCCTCGTAGATACGAGATTCCAGGTTAGCCAACTGGCTGATGTAGAACGCCAGGCCGTCGTCGAGGGTCGGCAGACCGTCGTTGAAGGTCACTTGGTACGCATCGCGGCCAATCTGATGCGCAATGGCGGCATCGATGGCTACGACGATTTTCTTAAGCTGGGTCATGTCGATTAGCCCCCGATGTTCAGAGAAATTTTAGCCAGCGCGCCGGCACCGGCAGTGCTGACCCATTTGGCGCCCGGGATCAGGACCGCCAGGGTTGCAGCGGCGCCGATCACGTTGGAGAACTGGCCCTGGTTGGTGCCGGTACCGTCGCCGACGACCAGATACACCGGGTCATCCTTGGCAACTGCTACGCGAGCGGTCACCCAGATGGCCGCCATGGTCTCGACGGTCATGTCGCGCTTGGCGACAGCGCCGAAAACGTCGGTAGCGGTGTAGGCGCGGTTCAGCTCGCGTTTCACGACACCGATGAAGCTGGCCGCGGTCGAGGCGGCAACAGGCAGCTTGGCGCCGTCGTCACCGTCGCTCACGACACCCAGGCCATAGGCGATGTTGACGGTGCCTTTGTTGATCTTGGAGACGCCGTTGGACACTTCGCCGTCAGCGACCATGCCCGCATACGCGACGCCGTGGTTGATTGCGTTACCACCGATAACTGGCATGGTTAGGCTCCTTTCTGTTTGTGGGCACCAGACAAGCTTTGCTTGTGGGCCTGGTACGGGGTCGGTGCGGCGTCGGCCGTGGTTTTGGTGGTCGCGCCGTCCTTCGCCAACTGGGTCAGCTGGGCCAGGAGGGTCGCGGCGTCGCTGGAAGGCTTCATCTTCGGCTTGCCTTCTTCATCCTTGTCGTCTTCGTCGTCGTCCTTCTCGGACTCGGCGTCGAAAGCGGCTTCAACGTATCCGGCGGACTTGTCCGACCAGTCACGCTTCGGCAGGGCCACGGCCAAGGCGGCGCGCTTGATCTCGATCACGTCGAGGCTGTCGCAGGTGAAGCCGTCGCCGGCAACCTTGCGGGCCAGTGCATGAGCGCTGGAGATCGCGGTGACGCGAGCCTGGATAGCCTCGTCGCTCGAAGCCTTCACGGCGTCCGCCAGCTTTTCGGTGGCGGAGTCAGCGGCAGCCTGGGCCTTATCAGCCTTGGATTCCGCGTCGGTGGCACGCTTCAACAGTCGGTCGAACGAGTCGGCGACCACTTGGGCGTTCGCAGGATCAGCAACATCAACGCTGCGCCCGCTATCGGTGGTGATAAGTACAGGCATTGTGTTGCCTCCTGGGTTGTGGTCAAAAACGCGGGCATTGGCGCCCGCCCTTGCTCTGTCAACGATTGCAACGTGGTTGATTCGGATTTCACGCTGGATGTAGTCGTACGCCTGGCCGTCTTCGGTGACGCCCGGCGCCTCGTCATAAATCGCGGTGTAGCCGGCGGATAACTCGCACTTGCCTGAGTTGATCTCGTCGATGGTCTTCTGGTCTTTGACGATCAGGTCGCAGACCACGAAGTCGCCGTCCTGACGCCCAGGCCCACGCACCACGCCGACCGCCACGCCCTTGTAGGTGGCAGCGGTGACCAGTGCGTGCGGGTGGTTATTCGTGACGTCCGAGGCGTCGTAGGTGCTCAACGAAGCATCGGCGAAAACCTCTTCCGGCGGCCTGTAAACGCGGACAACCCGCATCGGGTCGCCATCAAGGCCAAGCTCGCGAGCCAGGTATTCCTGAATCCCGGTGCGGGCTACCCGGCCCGGAACCTTCAGGAAACCCTCGTCGGTGTACTCTCGCTGGGTGATGCGATACCCAGCCCGGTCGAAAACCGTGCACTTCATGTTGCGGCCTCGCGGAGTGGATGAATCAGTTGAGGACGCCCGGCGCTGTCTTGCCTGCGTCTTGGTTGGCCTTGACCTCGCGTGCGCTCACTGGGCGCGCGATGCATCGGCACTGATAGTCGGAGCCGGGCTTGATCGGCTTGCCGTCAGCGCTCAGCGGCAGGTTGTCCCAGCGGTAGATCCCCTTCCCGTAGGCGGTGACCTTGTTGGCGATCTCCGAATGGCGGTGCCGGACGCGGCTGTCGTCGGAGTCGATCCACTGGAAATACTCGAAGCCCGCGCTCTTCTGCTGCCTCTCGGCAAGCTCGCCCTGAATCTTCGATGTCTGGTCGCGGGCGATGACCTTGGCTCGGCGCTGGGTCACGCCGAACTGCTCTTGCAGTGCCTTCTCGATGTAGCCAGGCCGCATGCCGGAACGCATGTTCGCCATCACCAGCGTCTGCACCTCTTCCAGGTACTTGGCCGGGATGGACTTGATGAGCTGGGCGTTCTGCTGGGCCGAGGCTTTCAGGTAGTCCTGCATCACGCTGGAGCCGCTGAACACGTCGATACCGGCTGACTTGCCCAGGTCGCGCTCGGACTTCTTGAGCGAAGCCTGGACGAACTCGGCGGCCATACGGTTGGCGCCCGAGCTAACCCGTTCCGACTGCCACTTCTGCATCAGGCGGGACATGGCGCTCAGGATCAGGTCCGACCAGGCGTCAGTGGTTGCTACTGCGTCCTGCGTATACTCCGGCGCAAGCTGGCGAACCAGCGGCATCACCTCCTTGGCAATGTCCGCTTTGACCTGCTTGACCAGCCGCTGCAGCTTGGCGTTGTACTGGATGCCGATCATGTCCATGGATCACGCCCTCTTGGGCGGTGCGCAGGGAGCAACCTTGGGCATGCGCCTGATGCCCACCCGATGCTCTTCAGCTTTTTGGGCTGCTTCCTTGTCCGTAACCGCGCATGCGCCGCAGAAATACCTGGGAATCACAATGCAATTCCAAGTGTCACCAGGGTTCCAGACCCGCCAGACGAGCTCACGCCGAACCTCGTCGCTGCAATTGCAGCATTTCACCCAGCAGAAAATCGGCCAGACTCGGCTCACGCGTACCGAAGAATGCAGTCTGCGAGCCATGTCATTTGTCCTCGTCTTCTTTGACGCCATCTTCCGGCGGGTCGTTGAACATGGTCAGGTCCTCATCAGCCTCCAGCGCCTCGATCTTCTCGTCGTCGAACTGGTAGAGCTCCTCGGCTTGCAACCGGCGCATGATCTGGCTTGGCAAGACGATCCCGGCGTCCTTGTACAGGATGTCGGTCTCGGCCTTGGCCTTGTTGGCCTGGGCTATCTCGACCAGGTCAGGCTGCTGGAATGGGTTCCAGACGTAGTTGAAGTCATCGAGCCAGCGGCCCGTCGCCGAGCGCACCAGCACTTCGTCGAGCTGGCGCAGGCCAGGGTCAATCTGGGTCAGGCGCTTCGAGGACAGCGAGTTGAAGTAGTTGTCCATGTCCCCCTCGCCCGTGGCGTTGAGGCCTTTGGCGGAGGTGCCGAACAGGCGGGTGAGCGGGATATCCGCTGCACCGCTGATCCAGGTCATGAGCAGGTCGAGGACCGGTGCAACCCCGGACAGGTCCAGAGTCTTGCGGTCATAGGTCTCGTCACCGTCCAGCAGCGCCAGGTTGATCGAGGACTTCATCATGCTGAACAGGGCGTAGCGCGCCGTGATGGCGTCGTCCTGATCGCTTGCCAGCTCATCAGAGAGGCCTTCGCGCTTGATGATGTCGACGTTCGCTTCCTGCATCAGCTCGGCGATACCGTCCTTGCTGGCGACGATGTCCATCACGTCATCCATGCACTTGCGCAGCTCTGAGTCACCCCAGCCCTGTGTCTGTGCGCGCTGGCGGCGCGGCAGCTTGGCCCCAGCAAAGCGGGCGAAGTGCGTCCAGTGGATCTGCTGGGCGCCGGCGGCGATGGTGTAGAACTCCGGCTGCAAGTAGTTCGCGGCCAGGATGTTGGTCTGGTTCAGGTCCATCGCCGTCATGTCGAAGCGATCGATGACCAGAAGGCGATAGAGGTCACCCTTCTTGATCTTCTCCGGCTTGAGCGGCTTGGTCAGGTCCTGATTGGTCAGCATGAGGATGCCAGCGCCACCGTACAGGCGCGCCCAGCTTGTGGCCTCGCTGACCATGGCAGGCAGGTTCAGGCGATCCTCCTCGGCCCGGATCACGTCCGCGTCGTCGCACTTGAGGGTGCGCCACTCGCGGGTCATGTCCTCGGCCGGGTAGTCCACGATCGCCCGGGCAAGCCAACTGGTTTGGTACGCCGCGTCGAGCTGCTGGAAGTCGTTGAGGAACCCGTACTGGAACTGGTTGTGCGAGCGCTTGGCCTTTTCAGTACCCAGCCCCGACACGACGTTCACCAGGCCATCGGCGGTGTTCTTCGTGCCGGTGTTGTACTCAACCAGGGCCCGAGTGAGGGCCTTGCCCAGCTTTTTGTTGGCTGGCACTAAGCCCTTCTTGCTCATGGAGTCACCGATTTGTTTAGAGGAGGTCGCGAATCGAGCGCTTGCCCTTGATGTAAACCTCGGACAAGGCGTCGATCATCACGTCTGTCTGGTCGTCGTACTTGTGGCTGTCGTCGGCGGCGAAGGACGCGACCTCACACACAAACTCGTAGTTTTGGCTGTCGTCGTAGGGCAGGCACACCAGCTTGGCAGCGTGGAAGCCTTGAACGTCCAGGGCGCGGGTCAGCTTGTCGCGATCGCGCGGGACCGGCGTCACCTTGAGCGGCAGGCGCTTCTCCATCTCCTGGATCAGGCCGGTTCCGCTCGATTTGTCCTCGACGTAGACCCGGCGAAGGATGCCGTTGGCTTTCCCGTTCTTGGCCCATGAGCCTTTGACGAACGCCTCAAACTCGCGGCGCAGCGTCTTGGCATCCATCCGCCCGCGCTTCATGCCCAGCCGATAGATGCGGCCCTCGGCCACGCCCCACTCGGCGAACACAGTCCAGTCGTTCCAGGTGTTGGTCTTCTGGGCGGTGTCGGCGGTGATGAAGCGGTAGTCGAACTTCTCAGGCAGCGGCAGATCCGCCCCGGCATCCACGTCGCCGTAGTACTGGAAGTCATCAGCCGAGAAGATCCCGCCGTCCAGCGTGTCAGGGTCCTGCATGTACTGGCTGCTGAACGTGTACGGGTGAGCCGTGCGAAGCGCGATCAGGTCGTGAACGCTCTCCTTTGCCGGCCAGTACGACCAGTAGCCGTCTACCTGCTCTGACCCGCACACACTCTTGATGCAGCGTTCGCGGATGCCGTCAGGCAGTGAGTCGATGTATTCCTGATTGACCAGGGCCGGGATCTTGATGTGCAGGTCGATCTTCAGACCCATGCCACCCGACAACAGGAAGGCTGTCGAGTCATCGACGTGGCCGCGCTGCTGGATCGCTACGAACGGGGTGCCGCTGTGTGCCTTCCGGCTGCGCAGCGTGTTCACCAGGCGCGTGTGCGACTTGCGCCGCTTCGCCTCACTGAACAGGTCGTCGATCTTGTCCCAGTCATCCGCCTGGATGTGCCCGGTGTAGCCGTCGCCCATGTAGCCGCCACGAACACCGGTAATCTGGCCTCCACTGGAGCGGCTGAACAGCTGGTGGATGCGCTTCCCATCCTTTGCCAGCGTCCAGTCGTCTACCTTGTCCTTCTCGATGTCGAAGGGGTAGAACTCACGGAACTCGGTAGATTTGACCAGGGAGCGACTGCGCTCGCTGTTCTCGTCGGCCAGGCTCTTGGAATAGCTGGTGTTGAGGATGCGCACCCGGCGGTGCTTGACCATCGTGTAAACCGGCAGATGGACAGACCAGAATTCGGTCTTGGTGCCACCTGGTGGGATGTTGACGACGATGTTCTGCGCGTCACCGGCAAGCATCTGGCGGGCGGCATAGTCGAAGTAATGGTGGTGCCAGTTCGTCCTGAAGCTGTCGCCCTGGCTGATGTTGAACCACAGACTGGTGAAAGAGAGAGGGCTATGCTCGCCAGCCGCGACCAAAGCGGCGCGCTCAGCGTGGCTCAGCGCGTCCCACTCGATCGGTTTGATAGCCATCAGTCCACCAACTTGTCTACCAGGGCTTTAACCAGCTCGGCGTCAATCGGGCGGTCCTTTGCGGGAGTCATCGTCCCGTCGGTCGAACTGAGATCTACCTGCTGCTTGTTGGTGTAGGTGCCACCGGTTTCCTTGGCAGCCTGCTCCAATAGCTGGGCAGCGAGCGCAAGGTTCTTCACACTCTCGGCACGCTCAGCCATTCGGCCAAGGGCGCGCAGCCGGAATGCCCGGTTCGCGATCGGTATGTCGGCGGTGTCTTCACGGAAGCGCTGACGGGTGTCGTTGAACAGCACCACCCAGCGCTTCGCCAGGTCACGCCCGGCGGTCTTCGTTGGGTCGTATGACTCGCACTTCTGCCGGGTCAGCTCGATACCGAACTGCTCCCTGACAGATGCTGCCACTTGTGAAGGCGTGTCGAAGCAGGCCAGGGCCTGCACCATGAAGGCTTTGACCTCGTTGCTCAGGGTCGCCATAGGTTTATTCCCGTCAGGGGCCAGTCATGGATTACGCCAACTTAAGCAGGCAGGTCCCACAGGCCCTCGATATATTCAATTTACCCACCTCGGCGGGCTTGTTTGCAGCGTCGACCAGCACCTGGACATCCGAGCTAGCCCCATACCTACGCACCACACCGACGAATTCTTCAACGTCGTGTCCGCGCATCTCAAGCTTGGGTAGACCTTCCTGGGTGAACTTTGGCTGGCCGTACCCATCACGCGCTTGGGCGATGTGGTACAGCTCATGCTCAACCAGGGCACAGAAGTCGATGTCGCTGCACTGGGCGCAGTAGTCGGCTGCAAGGGTGATGATGAAGGCCGGCACATCGCCAAACCAATCACGCATCTGTTGCTCCATCCGGGCCTTCTGCCATCCGCCAGCGCGGAACGCCACTTGCTCGGCCTGGCCCAGGACTGTGCGGCCCTGCTTGTTGAAGCTCGACGATGCCCACATGACCCGGATGTCTGCATCCAGTAGATGGGCATGGTCTTCGTTGTGAATGCTGCCGGTGTCGGCAAGTATCTCGGCCTGGAGCCATTCCCACACCTCAGGCGCAGGGGCCAGGCGGATACCGAATTCGGACAGTTCCGACAGCTCGACCAGTGACGCGGGCGGCATTGGCCTGTCCATGCATCCCTCCCGTGTCGCGACACAATTTGCTGATACGCGAAACGTGTCGCGCCTATTGCTTGATATCGAATACATGCCCACGGCGAGCCCAGGCATAAGCCACCATGCCCGCGTGAAGCATCGCGCCGAACGGGCTCACCCACTGGCCTTGCATCGAGGTGACGAATGATCCGAACGAGCCGATGGCGACCAGGTAGAACGCAACGCTCAGTAGCGGCTGGTCGATCGGGCGCACCCGACGCAGGTAATCGCATGCGGCCAGGGCCACGACGATGCACAGGGCCGCATCAATCAAGCCCAGCGCAGATACAAGAATGCTGTTCATGTCAGGCACCTCGCGCCGTTACGAACGACCCCATTGCCGCCTTGATGGCCGGGATGATGTTCATTGCTGTCAGGCCAAGCACGAATGCCACACCACACAGCAGGTCATCATTCACAGCAAGGTCGAGCTTGGGGGCAAGCCATAACGTCACTGGTTGCGTCAGGTAGACCGAAAAGCCGAAGCCGGTGGCCACAGCGGTTGCCGCCTGGCCCCGGGTAAGGTCTTTCAGAAAACCAAGGGACAGGATAGAACCGATGAAAGCAGCCATGACCACGCCGTACTTCACCAGCAACACACTGGCGGCAGTGCTCGTTGGTTCTGCCATTGGTTTCTCCGTGGAATAAAAAAGGCCGGTGTGGGCGGCCAAGGTGAGGATCAGCGGCGATAGGTCAGCTCCAGCAGCACTCCCAGCTCGGGGCAATGGGTGTGGTGGAGCCGAAAACGCAAAAACCCGGCGCAATGGCCGGGTTTCTTTAGGGATTTGAGTAAGTTGCCGAAGGCAAAACTCTAGCAGTGGCGATACGGTATCACCAGCCGCACGGGAACGCAATAGGCCCTCAAGCGGCCTCGCGCATTTCGTAAATTACCGCTGCAATCGGGCTCAGTGCGCGCCGGTCCAGATCCTCACAGCACTCGAAGATCAGCTGCAGCACACCGCCCCAATCGCGCTCCCAATTGCACGACTCCAGGCGCACTTCGTAGACCTGCCACATCCAGGCCCGGAACTTCTCGGCGTTGGCGAGTGGATCTTCGTTGGCTGACTGTCCGCCCTGGTGCATATGGCGGTACCGGCGCAACACGCCCTTCACCACGTACTCGAGCTTCTCGCGCTTGGCCGCAGTCATCCGAGGTGACCGATTCTGCACCAACAGAAACACGACCTCCTCCGCTGCCTCCCGGATGTCGTCGCATTGGGCGGCGGCGTACATGTAATCCCCGAACACGCGGATTTGCGGGTGAAGCCTGGCGATTGCCGATTGGATGTGACCGGCCAGGGCGCCGTGGACGGCATGGTTTGCCGTGGGCCCGCGTTCCGTGTTCTGCACCACCACGCCCAGTTGGACGACATCGGAGGTCTGGCCCGGGGCCGGGTTGTAATTGCAGTCATGCCAAGCCTGGCGCGCTGAGTTGATTTTCATGCTGCGTGGCCCCTCTTCAGTTCGCGGGTCTTGGCCCGGTATTCGGCGGTCATCGCCTTCAGTTGCTCGATGGTGTACTTCTTGGCCTCATGAGGGCCTTCCAGCCACTCGACCGCCTCGGCCCCGATGCGCTTCACCAGCTCGATGCGGTAGTTCACGATGTCGCCGGACTTGTGGTTATTGCAGGGGGCACATTGTTTGTGCACGTTCAATGGATCGAAGCGAAGCTCCGGGCTGGCAGCAACCGTCCTGTAATGCCCTGCGTGGTATTGGCCTTCATGGTGGCGACCACAGCTAACACAAGGCAGGTCGGCATCGCGTAGGCGAACCCACTCGTTGAACGCTTGCTGCGTATCGCGAGCATGATCCGCCCTGCTCTTCAGCTTCTCCTTGCGCACCTTGATCTCCCGGCGCTCGACCTGGGCCAGGGACTTGCGTTTCTTTTCCTGCTTTGCGCGCGCAATGGCGACGCCGCAGTCCGGCGAGCACCATGTTTGAAACGAAGCGCGTGGGACGAAAGAGGCCCTGCACGTTTGGACGGCGCATTTCTTTTGCCTTGGCTGCTTAGCTGTGAGGCTGGTGGCTGTACGACTCATGCCGCCTCCCCCATGTTGCAGCGCATCTTCATGTACTCGCTGTCCTCGGGATGCGGCAGATAGATCCCGTGCTCGGCCGCCCAGGCGTCGATGCAGGTCATGAACGAGTGCATTTCACCTTTGTCCAGTTCGCTGGTGTGGCGCAGCTCGTACCGCTCGGTGACTTCTCCGGTCTTCAGGTTGATGTCGCGGATCACCTCTTCACCCAGGAAGGTCAGCTTCAGGTTCCGCTTCATGTTCTCCATGTTCATCGGCGCGCCAGTGGCGAAGGTCGTCTTGCCCATGGATACGAAGAACTGGGCAGCGCACTCGCACCACTTGTGAAACAGGGCATTCTGGGGAAGGCTCCGGCTTGCCCCGGTGATGGTGATGTTGCAGGGGAAGCCCTTCTTGCGGATGGCGGCTTGCAGGGAGGACAGTTCGGCAAGGGAGTTGATGCGCAGTTTTTCAGCCATGGCTAGCCACCAAAATCTCTACCCACAGAGGGAGGAAAACCACCAGCCAGAAAAGAAAGCCGCCGAGAAATCCCTGAAACACAGCCTGAGGCAGACTTTTCGGCTGTTTCCAGAACATGAACCAGTAGAGGAAGTCAGTCATGACTGTTCTCCCTTGCCCATGGCGGCGCGACGGCCTTCGTGGAACGCCATTACTTCCTGCATACCGTTATCCACAGCGACAATCTCCCGGTCGAAGTAGGCCTGGCTGTCAGTCTCCCCTTCTGGCGGCAGCTCACCTGGGCCAGCCAGGGAGTTGTAGATCCACTCCATTGCGGCGGCCGGGCCCTTGCCATGCTCTTCCTCGATGAGAGCCGAACGCATGGCGAGGATGTAGCGGCCGAACAGCAGGTCCATCTCCTTGATGCGCATGCGCGCTACTTCGTAATCAGCCTTCAGCTCAGCATTCACCTGCTCGTAGGCTTGGTAGCCGGTTTTTAGTCCGGCGACTTCGGCGCGGAGTTGGTCGCGCTCTGTTATCACCTGATATAGGTCCTGGATTTCCCCGAGCAATCCTGTGCCGTCGCACTCCCCGCACTTCTCCATCACTGGCTCTGGCGGCTCCATGTGGCCGTAGGAGTGCCAGTCACCAGTGTGCAGCGCCCCTTCCCCGCCGCAGTCTCGGCAGGTGCAGAGGTAACGGCCAAGTTCCTCGTTCTCGGCGATCAGGGACAACACCACACTTGGAGTGGCGGCGTTTATGAACGCTACCGGGCACGGCAGGTATGGCGAATTCGGATCTTCTTGAGCAGCCTCGGCCAACCGTTTCAGTTCAGTTTTGTCGATCACGGCTTAACCTCCGGTTCTTCGGGGTATGGCATCCATTGGGTAGGCGCTTCAGAGCCATCCATGCGATCAACGCCCCAATGGCCGAAGCCAAATGCGTCAATCCGGAATTGAGCCTCTTCTCCGCCGTCCCACTCATCGCGCTCTTTGTCGGTCATGAAGGAGTCGGCATCGGTCAAGCGCCCCGGAATCACCCCGTTGCGCTCATTGAAAAACAGAACGTCGACATGCTTCGGGCAGGACGCCATCGGCTGCCATGTCGTCAACGCCTCGCGAGAGTTCTGCCATGCCCACCAAGCTGCCTGCGTGTGCGTATTCGAATAGCAATTACGATCTTCGCTGTGCCGGTCGAAACCGTGGTCGTGCTCTGGATATCCAGCTTCAATCGCATGCTTAGTGCACGCCGCCTCAAACTCTTCACGCATCTTGTCGGTCATGTCCGCTTCTCCTGCGCTTCCGCGATATACGCCAACCGCTCCAACCGCTGGGCGGCCTGGCCGGCAAGGTTTGCGGCGTCCGCCTCGTCGATCACAGGGACGCACACGAAGTGGATACCGGGCTTGACCAGGGTGTTGGCTACCTCAAGGGCTTGGCGTAGCTGTACTGGGGATGCTCTCTTCATCAGAAGCCACCTGCAGGATTGAAGGAGTTGAGGAGGGACTTCGAGTTGCGGCGCGGTGGCGGTGCGGCGGCTTCCTGCTGCTGTTCGCGGCGGCCGGCATAGTTGACGAACCGCGCGAACTCGCCCTGATGCTGGAGAAGGCAATGACCGACAGATGCATGGCGATGCTTCACCACGTCGATCTCGGTCACGCCGCTGCGCCCGAGGTCGGAGTCGGCGTCACGGTGGGCAATCATGATGATGTCGGCGTCCTGCTCGATCTCGCCGGAGTCGCGAAGGTCGGACATCTGCGGTTTCTTGGATGAGCGTGTTTCGATGCTTCGGTTCAGTTGCGCCAGGACGATGACCGGAACGTTAAGCTCCTTCGCCATGCCCTTGATCCCGCGGCTGATAGCGCCCAGCTCAAGGTTTCGGTTCTGCTGCCTCGACCCGGCTTCCGGCGCGATTAGGCCGATGTAGTCGATGACGATCAGGTCCAGCGGCCGTGCCTTGTGCTGGAACCGAGCGATGTTGCGGATCCTGCTGAGCGGTAGCCCGCCTTTCTGGCATATGCGCAGGTCAGCAGCGTGCATGCGCGATACGGCGCCCTTGATCATGGTGATTTGGCCGTCGTCACCCATCGCCTTCCCGGTGTCGATGTTGCCCAGGGTTACGGCGGACGATGACGCCAGGCTGCGCTTGGACAGCTCCTTGGCCGACATTTCGAGCGAGAAGACCAGCGCTGACTTCCCGTTGCGGATCGTCAGGTTCTCGGCGATGCCAAGGCCGAGCGTGGTTTTCCCGGTGCCAGGCCGACCAGCGATGATGATGACATGAGAGCCGCGAAGCCCTTGCACAAGCTCATCGAGGTCAGTTAGGCCTGTCGCGTGGCCGTTGATGCCCTCGCCGTTGAATCGTGCGTCCATTTCGTCGATGACTGGGCCAAGCGCTTCGCGCAGGCTGATAACATCCGGCTCGTCGTCTTCGCTGTTCAGGGCAAGGACGGCTTCCTGAGCATCGGCGATGATCCCGGCCAGTGGCCGAGCGTGGCTTGCCATATCGATGATCGACTGGCCGATGCTGGCGATCTTCCGGGCCTTTGAGCGCTCAACCACGATACGGGCGTACTCATTGCCGTTGGAGGCGCTGGGAACATCACGCATGATTTCCGAGGCCCGGACAATCGTCAGCTCACCGCTCGACAGCTCGTTGCGGATGTCTGCCAGGGAAACCGAATCAACCGGGCGGCCGGCGGATCGGGCGGCCAGGATGATGGCGTACAGGTCGGAGGCGTCCGAGTGGTAGAAGTCCTCAGGCGATACCAGAGCGCCAACGGTTTCAATCAGCTCAGGCTTGTGCATCAGGGCGCCGATGACGCCGAATTCGGCCTCGGGCGATACCAGTGGGCGGTCGGTGATCATTGCAGAGCCTCCAGCACCTTCAGGACCTTGTCCTGGCGGGTCAGAAACTCGATGTCCGCCTTCCAGCCGCGGTCGTTCTCACCGATCCAGTGCTTGTTGGTCAGGCAGTCGGTGAAGTACGCGGCCCAGAACTCACCCTTGCGGAATGGGCGGATGCCGTTGATATCCAGATTCCAGCAGCCTTTGATCAGGGTCTTGCGTTTGGCGGAGAGCTTCAGGCACTTGGGCAGGAACTCACCGCACACCGTGTTGTAAATCTCAGCGATGCGGCTGTAGGGGATTCGATCAGCCTTGGCTGGCGCCGGTTGATCAGGATCAGGGTTGCCCTGCTGTTCCGGTTCAGATTCCAAATCCTCACCGGTCGAAGCGACAGCGGCGACAACTGCGTCAGCAGTAAGATTTGTATTTATGTCTTTATTGTGTGGTAGAAACGCCACATTGGACGTGGTAGAAACGCCACACTGTGGCACTTCTTTTTGCTTGTTGGCATGGGTGTTTTTCTTGTCGATTGACCACTCATTGACCGGTGCAAAACCGATAGGGCTACGACTGCCCCCAACGCGGTAGATGACACGCTGACGGATAAGCTCACAGATTGCCCGGGAAACGTCCTCGCGGTGGATGCCGGACATCTGGGCGATGTACGAAGCAGCAATGCGAGCGTTCTCCAGGTTGTAGCCAGCAGTTTGACGGTGGATAGCCAGAGCAACACGAAGCTCACGGCCAGACAGGTCAGCCCCTATGAGGGCTTCATACAGGTCGTTGTCCATCCGGGTGAATCCCCCGGTATTGCGAAGTGGGATGATATTGCTCATACTTATTCCGTCCTGAAGTGCATATCACTCGACCCGGCGGCAACCGGACGAGACAAAGAAGCCCGCAAATGACTCACACAGTCTTTGCGGGCTTTTTTCTTGGCTACGTCGCTGTACTGGCTGCGGATCAATACCGCCGCCTGCATTGCTTCCTGCATGTGAAATTCTTTTGTTCCTGCCAGCACTGGACCTGATTCGCCCAGGGTCAACAAAACCCGGTCCATGACCGCGTTAACGCTTTCCGCTGGATGCGCCGATCGGCTGGCCATGGTCATTCTTCCTGGAGCTGATCGACGCCGTGGATATGCTCCATCCAGCGTTTCGATGCATGAATCAGCATCTCGATATCGCGCTCGTTGAAGCAGCGCATTTCATTCGGAACAATCTTCAAGTCGAGGACAGCCAGGATCTGAGCGAACTGCTCGAACTTCTCCGGCTTCATTCGGCTGATCGTTGCCTCATCGCAACCCACTGCAACCGCCACGGGCGCATTCCCCATGGATGCAAGCTTCTGCACGATGAAGTGATAATTCTTGCGGGCCCTTACAGTCTGGTCCTGGCTTAATTGGTTCGTCGCCATGATCAGGCCGCCATCTCAGCCCAAGGGAAGGCCGGGCAAAGCGACTCCTTCTTGAACTTTCCATCGGTCAGCAGCTCAGCGCGCTTGGCGATGACAGGAGACATGCCATGCTTTCCCCGAACCCAACCAGAGACAGTGCTCTGATCAACCTTCAGCTTCTCGGCGGCGACCTCTTGAGTCCCAAAATGGGCGACGAGGTCTTTGTAGATAGTGTTCATGATACCCCTCCATACGGGAATACCCATATCCTAGATCATGGGAATACCCTTTTGCAAGGGTATGGGAGAACCCGTAATAATTTCGGGATGGAATATAAAGACCGAATCAAAGCAGCCAGAAAGCATGCCAAGCTCACCCAAGGCGAGCTCGGTAAAATCGTGGGCATCGATCAGACATCGATTTCCGACCTTGAACGCGGTAAGTCGCAAAGCTCCTCGTTCAACACAAGCATTGCCCAGGCCTGCGGTGTGTCGGCCATATGGCTTGAGAAGAACGAAGGCAGCATGCTTGACTCAAGTCGCGACTCGAACGGCTCGCCGAGCGAAGCGGACTATGCTGTCATCCCTCAGTTCAAAGCCCGCGGCGCTTGCGGTGTTGGATACCTCAATGACCATGTCGAGGTATCTGAAGGGCTGGCGTTCAAGCGCGACTGGTTGGCACGCATGAAGGCGAAGCCGGAGAACCTGCGCATCATCTACGCCGAGGGTGACAGCATGGAGCCCTATGTGTTTGACGGCGATGTGGTGATGTTCGACAGTTCTTCGGTTGAGCCCAGGGACCGCCAGGCCTATGTTATCCGGCGCCCTGACGGCGGCATCAGCATAAAGCGTATGATCCAGCAGATGTCAGGCGCATGGCTGATCCGCAGCGACAACACGGACAAGGCCAAATACCCGGATGAAATTCTGTCGGAGGGCGCCGTGCATGAAATGCCGATCCTTGGCCGCGTCATCTGGCGCGGCGGGCAGATGTAAGGAGCTTTCCCATGATTGCTTTTCTGGCGCATTACCTGGCCTCGCTGCTCGACCCGATCGCCCTGGTGCTTTGCGCCGGGCTTGGCTTCATGTTCAGGCATCTATGGAAGGGCGCCGCAATTGGAGCGCTTGCCTACGTCGCCTTGATCCTGCTCATGCCGGGCATTCACATGATCCCGATCATCCTGGTCAGCAAGTTATTCGCCGGCGCCACCTTCGGCCTTATAGGCGCTGCGCTTCGCCGCTGGCTTCGACCATCGCCCAAGCCTGAAACGCCTGATACCTGACACTTAAAACGCCAATTTCCCCAGCTACCGGCCCGCCACTGAGCGGGCTTTTTCATGTCTCGACAAAAATTATGGGAATACCCATTGACAGTAAATATGGGAACTCCTATATTCACCTCAACGCCAACGCAAGAAGGCGCCAGGGCCTCAACAGACCCGCCGCTCTTTAGCTCCACCCCTTGCCGGATTACCACCGGCCCAGATTCAAAGGCAGCGATGAACCGGCCTAAACGGTTCAGAGGGTTGGCAACTGACCCGGGTGTGCAGCGTAAAGCGCCAAGAACAGTTATCCAGCGGGAGAACAAGCCGAAAGGCCCGCGGCTGGAGGAACAACTTGATTGAGCCGGTGACCGACGCCAGTAGCGGGTCACGGCATGTGCAGATGGCCCCCTGCTGTTTCAGGTCGGCCATCTGGCTTTACAAATGCCTCTCACACCCCGGGAGGTATTTGAAAGCCAAGAAACCTTGAGGACGCGACATGCCTAAATTCATTCTCAACTACATCCGGCTCTGCCGGGAGTGCAGTCACGACATCAGCACGATCGGCAACATGCGCAGCATCGTCATCCCAACACTGCAGCGTGAAGCGACAGCGATTCGCGGTGCAGTGAGCGAGTTCGCCGGGGCTTTCCCTGAGCTTGAACAAGACGCCGAGCTTCTGGAGTCAGCCATTCGTGCCGGCCTCCAGCGCTGCGCCCCACAGCCAGCACAGCAAGAGCTGTTCGCGGCATGAAGCATCACCTCTGCCCATTCAGTGAGTGGGCAGACGGATGCGGATGCACGCCCAGGCTGATGGGCAGGTTTGAAAACTAACAGTTCCGAGAGTGAACGCTGACCGGCTAAGTACTATTTTATGCCCGCGCGGTACCGGCTCGTAATAACTGGCATTGCGGTAGCCGGAAGGCGTTGACCGCGGCATGACTCTCAACCCGGAGATCAGCACCGGGCATCTGCATCATCCACCCAACCGGAGATCACCATGCTCCTACTGTTCCTGATCGGCGCAGCGCTCAGCCATGCGCGGCCAGAACCGCCACCTGATGACGGCCTGCCAACCGGTCCATTGCGATTCCATCGTGAGCGCTGGCGATGTACCAGCGGGGTCTCGGCGTTCTGGCGCTGACGGTCCCGCCCCAACCCTCGACCGTGAGCAACATCACTGCATTGAAAAGGCCCTTCCGTCCAGTTGGGCCTTTTCACTTCCCCGGCCAATCCCGCATGCACATGACACCGCGCCCCACGGCAACCAGCGGAAGGATCGTGTGCAGCCGGAATTTGTTGGATCAACCAGATGGAGAGAGTCATGAGCAGAGAAAACGGCGGTCCTGCTTTCCCGTTGAAAGAACCCCTTTCTAGTGACAGCGAAGGTATGAGCCTGCGCGACTACTTCGCGGCCAAGGCCATGCAGGCAATGATTGCTAACAACTGGCCTATCACAGGCGAAGACGGACTACGAACTTCGGTTGTTGCTTTCCGCATGGCCGACGACATGCTCGCCGCCCGTTCCGCCTAACCCCAAACACTGGAGGTCGCCATGAGTGATTGGATGAAGTGCTCGGAACGGCTGCCCGATCTGCCGGAGGGCGGCGGCAAGCACCACGTCATCGCCTACACACCCGCCAGGGCAGCACAGCGGTTCGCCAATGGTTCGCGCTTCCTCTACTGGAACGGCATCGACTGGCGCTACCCGGACGGCTCTCGTTTCGAGCATCGCGTGACGCACTGGCAACCCTTCATCACCCCGCCCACCGACTGACCCGCCACCCTGGAGGCAACCATGAACGCCGCACTGAAGATTTGTCAGGCCATGCACGACGCGCAGTTGCCTCCGATTGTGAGCGAGAGCCCTCGGGAGGTTGCTCGGGCTGAGTGGCTGTACAACGCGGTCGAGCAGCTTGTCCGGTTCGGCGGTGAGGTTTCGTTCCAGCGCCGGATGCGCAAGCCGCAGGGCGTGACCCAGGCACAGCTCGCGCTGGCTATCGATGAGTTCGCAAACGGCAGGCTCGCCGATGGTGAGGTTGGTACGCCGGCACTTGGGTATCTGCTCATGGCCGCCGAGCGCAGTCAGGTCGACAAGACGGCTGCCACCGAGCTCAAAGGCCCCAGCGACCACCCCTTCGGCAAGCTCGGCGAAATCGCACAGGCCCTACTTGAGCCCTTGGCCGATAACGCACTGATCGCCCAGGCAGAGGATGAAGCATTGTGACGATGTCAGCGCACGTCCTCATCGGCGAAGAGCTGGACACCCTTGAGGATCCAGAAACGCCGGCCTGTTGGTCGGTGATGATCCAGAAAACGCTCACGGAAATGATGACCGACGAGCGCATCACCATCGACGAATTCAATTACTACTGCGGGCGCCTCAACAAGATCGTTGCCAGGCGCAAGGAGTTGTCATGTCAGCCCCAATCGTGAAATCCCTGATCGACGAACAGATGGACGACATCGAGCGCCGCATCGCCATCCTCGGCTTCGGCCTGCCGTTCAATGAGGTGATTGGCCGCAAGCGCGAGGATCTGGTGAAGGATCTGCCGCAGCGCCTGGCGCCGACGATGAAGGGCGGCCAAATCGCGGTAAGGGTTCGGCCATGAAAGCCCTCGCCTGGATCCTCACCTCCGCCCTCCTCATGACCATGCTGGCATACACCGTGGTACAGGAGCGGTCAAAGGCCTGCTCGGTAACTCAGATATCGCAGGTGCTGAAATGACCTCACGTCAACGCCTACGCCGCATATACACCTGGCGCGGCTCAGCCATCGTTCTTCTTCTCTGCACTGCCTGGATGCTCGCAAGCGCCTACGCAGACCGCATCACCTCCTAACTCAAAACTTCAAGCGCTGCGCACGTCGCGGCAGGGATTCCGTATGTCCGCACAACAGCAAGTCATCACCATTGACGACATCAGCGAAGAGAACGCCCCGGCCATCTACGTCGCTGGCGGCCTGTTGCCATTCTTTGAAAAGGTGCAGGCCGAGGTCAGCAGCGAAGTTCCTGACCTCAAAACGGCGAAAGGCCGGGCCCGCATCGCCAGCCTGGCAGCAACCGTCAGCAAGTCGAAGACGGCCGTTGAAAAGCCGGGCCGCGATTACCTGAAGCGCCTGAAGGAAATGCCGAAGGTTGTCGAGGCCGAGTTGCGCGAGTTCGTGAACAAGATGGATGCCCTGCGTGACGCCACCCGCCAGCCGCTGACGGATTGGGAAGAGGCCGAGGCTGCCAAGAAACGAGAGATCGAATCCTGGGTTGGCGAGCTGCGCCTCGATCCGCAGATCATCAGCGCTGCCGACTCCGAATACTTGAAGATCAGCATCGGAGCCTTTGAGGGCATCGTGATCGACGGCGAGTGGCTGGGCGAGTACGAAGCCGAGGCGCTTCGATTGAAGGCGGATACCTTGGCAACGCTGCGGGCTGCACTGGAAAAGCGCGAACAGTACGAAGCCGAGCAGGCCGAGCTGGTCCGCCTGCGTGCCGAGGCAGAAGCCCAGGCCCAGCGCAACCGTGATGCAGAGATTGCACGGGCTGCCGCCGAGCAGGCCAAGCGCGAAGCTGAAGAGCGGGCCCAGGCCGAACGAGACGCGGCGGCCCGTCGGGAGCAGGAACTGCTAGACCAGGCCATAGCAACTCAGCGCGCCGCCACACAGGCTGCGCTGGACGCCGAAGCCGCCGCCGAACGCCAGCGACTGCAACTCCAATTGCAGGCCGAACAAGCAGAGCGCCACGCCGCCCAGGCCAAGGCCGAAAAGCTGGCCGCAGAGCAGCGCGCCGATCAGGAGCGCATTGCCGCCGATAAGCGTGCAGCACAGGCAGCAGAGGACGCGCGCATGGCCGAAGTCGCCCGGCAGAAAGCCGCAGCGGACGAAATCATCCGCCAAGAGAAGCTTCGGGAGGCCGACAAGGCGCACAAGGCCAGGATCAATCGCGCGGCCCTGGACGCCTTTATCGCCGGCGGTATGCCGGAGGCATGCGCCAAGCAGGCCGTAACGCTCATCGCCAAGCGTCAGATCCCAGCAGTCTCCATCACTTATTGAGGTCGCCATGAACGAGATTATCCAAATGCCGGCTCGCGAAGCCTCGGGCCTTACCGCTGCCGAGGTTCACCGATTCTCGGCTGTTGAGATTCGCCAGCGCGTGAATCTGGTGCAGGAAGTGATGCAGGGCATCATGATCCGCGACACGCACTACGGCACCATCCCTGGCACACCAAAGCCGACGCTGTACAAGCCAGGCGCCGAAGTGCTTTGCGTCACTTTCCGGGTAGCACCGAAGTATGAAATCGAAGATTTGTCGACCAGTGGCGTGGCCCGGTACCGCGTTACATGCATCGGTCGCCATCAGACCACCGGCATAGACCTTGGCGAGGGTGTCGGTGAGTGCTCATCCGGCGAAGAGAAATATAAATGGCGCGGAGCTACCTGCAAAGCCGAACTGGACGCCACCCCGGAGAACCTGCGCCGGAAGAAGTACTACAAGAACGGCAACACCGCCGACCAGATCCGCACCGAGCCGGCGGACTTGGCAAACACCATCCTGAAGATGGCCTGCAAGCGCGCCATGATCGCCATGACGCTCAACGTCACCGCCGCGTCGGACATTTTCACGCAGGACATTGAAGACCTTCCTGAAGAGCTGCGACCGCAGGAACAAGCGCAGGCCACCAGCCATAAGCCAGCCCCTGTACCACACGACCCCGCGCTGTCGGCTCACTGGATCGCCCAGGCGGAAGCAGCGTCTACGCCCGAAGCTCTGACCGAAGTCTGGAAGGCTGGAGTCTCGGCGATAAACGAGGTCAAGGATATGACCTCCTATGAGGCGTTCAAGATAGCTGTCGGCGCTCGCGGAGTGGCTCTGAAGGCTGCAGCAGAAACCAAGGCCGAACCTGAGCAAGAGGTCGAGCCAGATGCTTCTGTCCAGGAATCATCGGCTGATGACGACGTTGAGTTTGAGGAGGTGCCCGAATGATCATCCTAAATTGCACGCAAGGCTCGCCTGAGTGGCTGCAAGGCCGCGCCGGGGTCATCACGGCGAGCATGTTCAGCACGGCTCGCTCGAAAGTGAACGGGCTCACCGTACAGCAGCGTACCTATGTTGATGCGATCTTGGCTGGACATAGCGAAAGCAAGGCCCGCGACTTGGCTGGTTATAAGGCGGGACCGAAAGCAGAGGTGGTCCAGCGCGCCCTGGACGGCGAGAAGGTCGGCGAGCCATCCGGCGCGGCCCTGTCGTATGCCTTTGAGCTGGCCGTCGAGCGTATCGGTGGTGCGCCGATTGATGGGGGGTTCGAGACCTGGCAAATGCGCCGCGGTCATGAACTTGAGCCGGAAGCACGCATGGAGCACGAAATACAGACCGGGCTCATCGTCACCCAGGTCGGGCTGGTGAAGACCGACGACGGCATTTTCGGCGCCAGCGCAGATGGTTTCATCGGCGAGGATGGCGGCGCTGAGTACAAGTGCTTCCTCGCCCCTGACAAGCTCCGCGCCTTCCACATCGACAACGATGCCAGCGACGTTATCGACCAGGTGCAGGGCTGTATGTGGATCACCGGCCGAAAGTGGTGGCACATCGGAATGTACTGCCCCCTCCTAAAGCCAGTAGGCCGCCAGCTCTGGCTGCGGGAATTCAAGCGCGACGACGACTACATCGAAAAGCTCGAAGAAGACCTCTGGCAGTTCAAGCTGCTGGTGGACGGCTACGAGCAGAAGTTGAGGAGCAAAGCAGTATGATCAGCAATCACCTCAGCCTGGTCGAGCATCATCGGCCACTGGCGGATTCCATTTCCGAGCAGATCGCCCAGTTCCTGGCGGCCGGCGGCCAGGTCAACGAACTGCCAAGTCCGCCACGCAATCCCATCCCGCCGCCCCGCTCGACTCGGATAGACCCTGAAACGGTCCTCAAGCGCAAACCCCGGCCTCTGTCCCTGGCCGAGCGCCGCGCCCTACGCAAAATGGCGGATTCGCTATGAAGTCGAAACGCAAACCCAATAACGGCTTTGCCCGGGCCGAGCGCAGTTGCCGGGCGCTGCTGCGCACCAACCATGTCGCGGTCGTGAACATCGACCCCAGCGGTAGCCAGGTCATGGTGAACTGGAAGAGTTGCCGCCAGATCCGAAGCGTGGCGGTTGCCAATGCCATCTTCGACTTCTCCTACCACTGGACGATCTACATCGCCGCCATGTGTCGAGACGAGCGCGGCGCCGAGTACATCAAGTCGGTGGAGATATCGCCCGAGGGCATCTACAAGGTCGAGCGCCTGACGGACGCGATCGAGCATTACTACCTGGAGCTGCGCAACAGCACGAACCCCAACCACCTGGTGGCGTCAGGCTGGATCGCCATCCCGGACGAGGTTTCGATGGAAGAAGCCCAGGCCGCGAAGCTGTTCTACGCCGCCGGCGCCTGGCATCAGGTGAAGGTAGCAGCGTGAGACGTTTCCGCACCCAACAACGCAAACGACAGACCTGGCTGGCACTGCCTGCCAGTGGAATAACGGAGACCTGCCATGGCTGCAGCTCAGAAAGACCGGTCAGCAAAGACCGCGGCGAAGCGAAAGAGCCGCAGCGAAGAGGAGTTGCGACTGCACACGCTGGCCGGCACTCGACAGGCCCTGGCCGACCTGATGGCCTGGAACGGTATTGAGGAACAGGGCGAGGCCATGACGCTGATGATTCATCATCTGCATAGCCTTGGCCCGACTGGATCTGCTCAGTTTCTAACCGCTCCGCGACACGAAATCACCGTATCGGAAAACGTGGCGCGGAAACTAGAGTTGGCCTATGCGCGAGAAGTGCTGCGAATAGACCATGAGAACTGATTTATTTCGAAGCCAAGAACTTCAGATGCTTCATCAAATAATCAGCGGCTTCGGTTTTCTGCGTGGTACCGCCGGGCCCCTTTTCACTCATCACCGAACCGTGGGCATCGTCGAAAATCCCTTCAAGCATTCTCCCTTCGCGTACTGCATTTTTCACCAGAGAAAGGACGAGATGCTCGAGTGCATCAATTTGCGCTTGGTTACTCATTCACAGCTCCTTGATCCGGCCTCATGCCGGGCCATCAACCAATAGCCCACAAACTCGAATCACGCCAACCGGCGAGGCCGGCGCGCACCTGGAGAAATACAATGCCCATCATGGTGAGCTATGGCGCAGGCACCAACAGCACCGCGATGCTGGTGGAAATGGTGCGGCGCGGCGAGCGCGTCGATGTGATCACATTTGCCGATACCGGGGGCGAGCGCGAAGAGACTTACCAGTACCTGGAGATGTTCAGCGCCTGGCTGGTCGCCCACGGAATGCCTGAAATCATCCGGGTCAAGAAAGGCGGCAAGGTCGAAACACTCGAGGAAAACTGCCTCCGAATGAACATGCTGCCGAGCGTGGCCTATGGCTGGAAGTCATGCTCCCTGAAGTTCAAGGTTGAGCCACAGGAAAAGTTCGCCAATAACTGGCAGCCCGCCAAGGACGCCTGGGCCGCCGGCGAGAAGGTGATCAAGTGCATCGGGTATGACGCCGGTGAACCTCAGCGCGCCAAGTTCGACGAGGACAAGAAGTACCGGTGGCGGTACCCGCTGATCGAATGGGACATGGGGCGCGACGAGTGCATCGAATCAATTCGCGCCGCCGGCCTGCCGCTTCCGGGTAAAAGTTCTTGCTTCTTCTGCCCCAACAGCAAAATTCCCGAGATCCTGGCACTGCCGCCAGAGCTGAAGCTGCGCGCCATTGAGATGGAGGCCAACGCCGACCTGACATCTATTGCTGGCCTTGGCCGTCGCTGGAGATGGGCCGACCTGCTTCGATCGCACGACGAACAGATGGATATGTTTGACCAGCTCGCCGACATGCCGTGCGGTTGTTACGACGGCGAATAACTTCCTCACTCCACCGCCCGGGCATGCCCCGGCAAGGACATAGCCATGCCCGCAGAAAACCGTATCGACTGTCCAGCCCTGCACAAGCGCAGCAAAAGCTACCCGTTCGGCGACCGCGTGCCGCGCACGGTGAGGATGTTCACGACCGTCGTGGCTGATCCGATGCCGGGAATTGCGTCCGCACTATTGCAGGGTGATGGCCCGATCTGCCCTGAAGGTCAAATCTTTCCCGTATGGACCAACAGCCACGGCGCGGTAGCGGCAGTGCTGCCAGATGGCAAACACCTTGGCCTGCGCCCTTCAGAGTTTGAGGTCGACACCTGGCATGACCTCGCGCCGGCGCCAGCAGCATCTGGTGTAACGCTCGCCGGCGCCCGCGCCAACCGCCTGTACCTGGCCGGGCCCATGACTGGCTTCGAAGAATTCAACTTCCCCGCCTTCAACGCGATGGCCGCCGAGCTGCGCGCCCGGGGTTACGTCGTTGAGAACCCAGCGGAGCATGGCGTCGTCGACGGTGCGGACTGGGCCGACTACATGGCTTATGACCTGACCCGCCTGGGCCTGTGCGGCCAGGTCGCGGTCCTGCCCGGCTGGGAAAACTAGAAAGGCGCCCGGCTCGAAGTGCACATAGCCCGCAAGCTCGGCATGCGGGTTATGGATGCCCATGATCTGGTATCGATGGAGTTTGCAGGATGAACAATCAATGGAAACTGGTGCCGGTCGAGCCGACCGAAACTATGGTGATCAACGGTTTCGAATCAGAGCCGGATGAGTGCTTCACCGATGAGGAAGTCTGGGAGCAGTACCAAGAGATGAGCGGCTGCCAGCAAGCGGCGTTCCGCGCGAAACTGTGCTGGGCCGCGATGGTCGCCGCTGCCCCGACTCCAGCGCCAGAAACAGTTAAATCCGGCGGCGAGCCAAAGCCATACCCTGACCGCCTATGCCATATCGATTACACGGCACACCCATATCGCTGCGGGTGCTTGAGTGGCGACGATGAAGCGCAGCGGCGTTTTGACGAATACCAGCGCGACACCAAGCTGGCGACAGCTGAGGGCGAGGTCGCGCGACTCACCGCCGAGCGTGACGCCCTGCAGCTGCGCCTGAACGCAGCGGATCAACTGAACGACGAGCTGGGCGCCTCGCTGAAGGAGTTGATCAGCGCTGTACGATCAATCAACCGCAGCCCGGCCTACAAGGTCACGGTTATTGGCGACGATGAGCCACAGTATCGTCAGCGAAAGGAGTGGATCGACTGGGTCCTGGAGCTTTGCGACAAGGCTGCCGCTGGGATCGAGCAGCCCGCGCCGGTAGCGGTGGTGCCGCCCCAGGACGAGAAACTCATGGAGATCGTCGAGCGCTACCCCAACGGCGACCCGCTCGAATACGACGCCGCGCTTCGCCAAATCAAGCAGTAACCCCTTCCCCTTCAAAGTCAGCCGCTATAGCGGCAAGGACGAAGTCATGTCTGAAGAAAAGAAGCAAACAGGCCCCGACCATTTTCGGTACATCGATTCCATCGGCCCGGAAGGGGTCACGATCGTCTGCCGCAAATACGTAGTCATCCGTGAAAGCGAGCACTGTTATTGGATCGTTCCCGAGGGTTCGGAAGGCTGGGCGCGTGCGAGGCGGGCCGCTACAGGTAAGACCTTCAAGGATGCCAAGCGAGTATCGAAAGATTCGTGGCGGCGATTTGCGTACCCGGAGAAAGAAAAAGCGCTTTCCTCATACAAAGCCCGCAAACGGCACCAGCTCGGGCACGCTGAACTCGCCCTTGAGCGTGCGAAAACTGCTCTTGCCGACATCAAGGACATTGAGGCGATCAACGACGAGCATCTGTGCTCAGGCGGCGATTACATCAAACAGCTCAACTGGGCGGACTGCTGATGGATACCTCACTACAACCGAAAGAGCGGCCGATACTGTTCTCGGCGCCGATGGTTCGCGCCATCCTGGAAGACCGGAAGACGGTCACGCGGCGGGCAGTCAAGATTCAGCCGCATATCGATGCCAGTGGCAATTTCTGTGTAGGACGCTCCAACTACGGCCAGGACGGTTACGGCAAACCTGTGACCAAGCACTTCGTCAGCGGCTGCTGCCCCTACGGCAAGCCAGGCGACCGGCTGTGGGTCCGTGAGGCATGGGCGAGAATTGGTATCGCTCAGGCTCCAGACCAAGAATGGGTCGTCTACCGCGAAGGCGATAACCGTACCGACTACGGCGGCCCATGGAAGCCGAGTATTCATATGTTCCGTCGCGACAGCCGTATCCTGCTGGAGATCACCGACGTTCGCGTCGAGCGGTTGCAGGACATCAGCCGCGCCGATATCCGGGCGGAAGGCCTGCAATGTCCTCTGGAACTGTCAAGCGATGACGTTTCGCCAAACTACCGCGACTGGTATCCAGCGGCGTGGCGGGAACTGTGGGAATCCATCAACGGTGCCGATTCATGGACTACCAACCCCTGGGTCTGGGTCATCGAGTTCAAGCGGGTGACGCCATGATCCTCCCCCTGCTCTACATGGCCCACCTGATATACAGGGGGCCGAGGCCATGAGCGATCAGCAATTACTGGAGCGCGCTGCACGGGCCGCTGGAATTGGGCCGGTCCTTTGTTACGAGTCATCCCGCAATTGCCTGCGCATTGGCGACCGGAAGCAGTACCGACTCTGGCGACCACTGGATGACGACGGTGACGCTCTACGCTTGGCAACTGCTACCGGGCAGGCCGTCTTCACAGGTCTGCCGCATGAGGCGCCTGCATACGCAGTCAGCGGCCACTCCAGGGAAGACTTCGGATCGGACAAGGACGCTGCAGTCCGCCGCGCCATCGTTCGGGACGCTGCCGAACAGCTCAAACCCTAACCCCAATCCACCTACAGCCTGCCGGTGAGCGGCGGGCGAGGAATTCCTATGCCTGACGAAAAATCCTTGCTGCGTGATGTGGCGATCGATGCGATCTCCGATATCGCCCAGCACCTGCCGCTCGACTGCCAGATGTTCCTGGTGGCGTGCCGCCCCGGCAAGGCGGACTTCGACCTGGTCCTGCCATCGCCCGAGGCGAACCTCAACAACGCACTCGACGCGCTGCGCCGCCAAGGGCTGAGCATCGACGGCGACAACGCCTACAAGCGCGACCTGTGCGACATGGTCGTCGGCGCACTGGCCATGGGCGCGCAGAACTCCAACCCGCCACCGGACGGGCACTGGGGCCAGCGCTTCTGGGATATCGGCCGAGAGGAGCGCGGACTTCATGAAGAGCTGGTCGCCGCGCTGAAACTCACCCGCGAAAACCTTCGCGCCTGCCAGGGAACCATTCATTTAGCCGGCGGGTTCGATCCTGCCTACGTAGAAGACGCCCAGGCCGCAATGGCGGTGGCCGACGCAGTTCTGGCCAAGGCCAGCGCATAACCCCTCACCACCTTCTGCCGCCACGCGCGGCATGGAGCACACACATGGCAACTGCAGAACTGCACGGCCAGAAGATCAGCCCGTTCGAGCAGGGGTACGCGGCCTTCCTCAAGGGCGTGAGCATCAAGCAGAACCCGTTCGAAACGGAAAACGACACGTTGCCTGCCTCCAAGCGGAGGTGGGTGGATGGGTGGAATAAGGCGCAGCGCGAGGCCGGGAGCAAGGCATGAATACAGAGATCGCGCTACTCCCGCGCTTCATCCGGGCAAAGCAGGCGCCGGCCTATCTCGGCATGTGCCGGGCGGTGTTCGACGCCGAGGTTCGCCCTCACGTCCACGAATTTCCCATCGGGGAGCGCGGTGTTGGGTTTGATCGGCAGGAGCTGGACGACTGGGCCTCGGCCTATGTTGAGGCAAAGTCCATTGATAAAAAACGCGCCCCGGAGCAACAATCGCCCCGCAGCGAGCGCCAGCAAGGAGATAAACCATGGCGCGAAAATCGATCACAGGCCTCTCCCAAAGGAAAGGTATCTGGCATATCGACAAGAAGATCAACGGCGAAAGACTTTACGAATCTACTGGCACAACTGACCGACAGGAAGCAGAGCGGTACCTGATCTTCAGGTTGGAGCAGATCCGGCAACAGAAGGTTTATGGCGTCCGGGAGGTGAGGACCTGGCGGGATGCCGCGATGCGGTTCCTTGTTGAAATCAAGGATCAACCATCGTTCAAGCTTTCCGCGCATCACATCGCCCAGCTGGACCCGTTCATAGGCGACATACCGCTGACCCACATTGATGATCAGGCCCTGGCGCCTTTCATCAAGGACAGGCTGGCGACAAAGAAGCTGGAGAGCGGGAAGGTAAAGAAGGGAGTCAGCAACAGAACGGTGAATATCTCGATCGAGCGTGTGGTTCGGGTTTTATCGTTGTGCGCCAGGAAGTGGCGAGACGATGAGCGCAGGCCGTGGCTGGACAGCGTGCCGATGCTCACGAAGCTGGAGGAGAAGAAATCGAGCAGGAAGCCCTACCCGATGTCCTGGGCAGAGCAATCGATTCTCTTTGCGGAATTGCCGGCTCACCTGCAAACGATGGCGCTGTTCAAGGTGAACACCGGCACCAGGGAGCAGGAGGTCTGCAAGCTGAGGTGGGATTGGGAAATCTCGGTACCCGAGCTGGGCACCAGTGTGTTTCTGATCCCCGCCGACTTCGGCGGACGCCATGCACGCTCCGGCGTGAAGAACGGCGACGAGCGACTGGTTGTGCTCAACAACGTGGCGAAGTCGATCATCGAGCAGCAGCGGGGCCTGAGCAAGGAATGGGTTTTTCCTTACAACGGCACCGCAATGCACCGGATGAACGATTCGGCATGGAAGAAGGCGCGGGTGAGAGCGGCGAAACTCTGGCAGGAGGAAAACCTTCGCCCCGCTCACCCTGGGTATGCATCCATCAGGATCCATGACCTCAAACACACGTTTGGCCGTCGGCTCCGCGCAGCAGGCGTCACCGAGGAAGATCGTAAAGCTCTTTTGGGCCACAAGAACGGCAGCATCACCAGTCACTACTCGGGCGCCGAGCTCGGGCATTTGATTGAAGCTGCGAACATGGTATCAGCAACCGATTCGCGTGGACCGGTGCTGACAATCTTGAAGAGGAAACAGGCGTGA